GCCTTGCTTAGAAGAAAAGCATTACTCCACTTAGACTGTAAAGGCATTCCTGGAGATTTTGAAAAGGTTAATGATAAAGCAACTCTAGCGTGGTTATCTGGGTCAATAATAGAAATTGTCCTTCCTTCTTCCCTAGCAACGTAAACAAGGTTAGGATTCTTAATAATGCCAGCTACAAGAGGATCAATAATTTTAGATTGAGCTGATCTGTAAAGTTTTCCTTGAAAGTTATCAGAAACCATAAATCCTATATCGGATAAATCTTCTTTTATTTCAGCATTAGTCATAAGTAAACTTGTAATACCAACAAATCTTTTTTGAGAAGCAGTAGTTCTTCCACTAACAGAAGGTTTAGCTAAACTAAGAATTTTACCTATAAGAGTATAATTAGCTAATTTTACTCTGTCAGTCCAAATTGGTACTCCACCTTTTCCTTTTCCTGTTCTATCAAATTTAAGACCTTCCAGTTCTTTAATTCTTCCCCTTCTTTCTGTAGAATTAAGAGTAGAGGAATGAACACGATCTATAAGAGTTTCTTTGACTTCTTCAAAAATATTTTCACTATTAAGAACAGGTTCTATTTTTGTATGTAGATCTTGGACATCAGTGAAAATATCCTTCATATGCCTTACCACATTTGAGCTCATTTCTCTTCCTTGACTTCTTGAAAAAGAATCTTGTGTAAAATCAAGCATAGTTTGCAAATAGTCCTCAGCTCCTGCTCTAATAAAGTTAAGAAAGTTAACTTTTCCACCGTTTACTTGGCTTTTAATACCTCTATGCTTGTCAGCCCCTTCTACATCTTTAAAAGTAGCTATTTGCTTTTGGTTTACGGGTATTTGATTTCCTGAGAAATTAACTATTCCAAATTTTTCTTCAGCATCAAGCTTTGCTAAATCTTCAGAAGCATAAAGGAAAATTCCATCTTGATTTTTAAAATCACCTTTCTCCATATCACCAGTTCTTAAATAGTCAGTATAGTTTAAATCATCTTTAGAACTCAATTCCAAAGGTTTTCTTAGATGAAAAACGATTCCTGCTAATAATTGTCTTACATCTGTTGTATCGACTTTTTGCCCACTAAAACTCCAACCATTTGGATCATTATCCATCTGGTTCATTAAATCGAATAAAGCGTATTCCTGTAAAGACTTACAGGCTAATTCCAAGTCTACTTCACCATAATTTGTGATAACATCTATAGCTTGTTGGATGTCCTGAACTTTTCCTTTAGCGTAGTAAGCTGCTTGTGCCATTAATTCTCTAGCCTTTTCAGGATTTCTACTAACAAGACCTGTAGCACCTACTAAAAACTCCCCTAGAGTCCCTACTAAATCATAATATTTTTCTCTTTTAGCATCTTCCACAGTAGCTGTAAGAATTTTATTTGGAGTAAGAATTCTGTTACTTTTAGTGTACTCTGGCACAATATCGGGGTATTCTAAAGCAGGATCTTCAGAAAATCTTTTTATAATTTCTTTAGAGAGAGTATTGTTATGCATAGTCATTCTATTTCCGTTACTTAGAGTAATAAAAATAGTTTTTCCATCTGTTTGAACCATGCTTGTAAGTTCGTCATAATCTTGTGAAACTAATTGATCTTTATGATTAATAAACTTGTCTAATAAAGAGAAACTTTTAATAATATTATTATTCATATTCTCTTCAATTTCATCAATAGTGAGCTCTCCCATTCTGAACATATAGTTGGTATAATCATTGACCATTCTCTTTAAAGAAATCTTATTAGCCCAATCTTCTCTAGGATTTTCAGAATCCCATTTTTCAAGAGGTCTAGGCTCTATAAACCCCCTTACTTTAGTGAACTCAGCTTGAGGATTATCAATAAGCCTAACTCCTGGTAAATCCCATAAAGTTCCGTCTTTAGAGATGATTTCATCTATAAACTTATTTTCAGCATTTTTTCTAATTATATCAATTCTAGGTTGATCTTCCGGCCTAACTCTATCCGCTGCCAAAGTTGGCATTCCACCTTCTTCTTCTGATTGTAGATAATTTTTATCCCCATGCTCGGGGTCTTGAGACATTCCTAAGGCACGGTAATCAGAGGTTAGGTCTAGGTCCCCCTCAGACGTGCCCTCGGGGTGCATCATGTCATATGTTGCAAAATCTGCATCAGTTCCCCCTTGTTTTAAAAGCTCCTGATACTGCCCTGAAAGACGGCCTGCTTGATCCTTAGGCATGTAGTGAGTACCACCAGATTGAGACTGCCAGAACAGATGATTAGAGCCGTGTGGAGAATAAATTTTATAGGGAGTTGGAACTCCTTCTAATCCTCCTCCAGAGATTTTATCTTGGATAGAGGTTTCAACGTCTTCTGGAGTCCATTTTTCTCCACCAGAAGATAAATCCCCTAACCATTTTCTTTTAGCCCTGGCTTCGTCTTCTGGAGATGCAAATTCTGCTACTTCTTTTAAAAGGGTAAAAAGGTCTGATTTAAATTCCATGAGTCTTTATTTGATTCTTCCTCATTATATCTACTCAAAAACCCACCTCTACATGCATTAAAAAAATCAGATACATCGTCACCTAAATCTTTTATACAATTTGTGCACAAAAACTCAAAAGGATATCCCGGAGAAGGAATCATATTAATATTATGATCCCTACAAAGAGGAAAAATTGAATTTGAAAGTAACTTATTCATAATTTATTATAGAAAAAACAATAGAGGAAGTAATTTTTTACTTCCTCTATTATATCTTTTTAATTTACGTTATAAGGATTAAGTATCTAATCCAGCTTCTTGGGTTACGAAGTCATATCTCAAGGTAACATCGATAGTATGGAATTCGTTCTCACCGTAGGTGAAATCATTAACTTTCCACATTTTAGGGTAAGCAGCGAACAAGTGAACATGCTTAACCGGGAAGCCTGTGTTGTCTAATTGGAATAACTTAATATTTCTTTTAAAGGTTCCAGCACCTTGTAGGAAACCAGGAGTAAAAATTCCATGAACAGGATCATAAACACTTGAAAACCAATCAAAAAGTTGTTCAGCAACTTGACCTTTCACTAAGTTATCAAAAGTGATTGTAACTTCTTCAGGAGCTACAAGACCAGGGTAGAAGAACCTATCGTTCACTCTATGAACAACAATATCCTCTGAAGTTAATTGGATTGGTGTAACATTCTTAGCAGCTAGAGTTAAAGCACTTTTATCTCCTGAAAGACCGGTTTCAATTTCGACCTCCCATTGATACTTACGATATGATTCTAGCGCGTGGGATAATCCAGGAGTCTTGCCAAGGACAAGTGTCCTGTTAGTTTGTGTAGCATAGTAGGCGTTAGCGATTGTTCTTTTCTCCTCTTTATATTATATAGCAATTACATCAAATTTGTTAGATTGACGCACTTTGACTGGTGATATTAACTTCGAAGATAATGATCTCTGCAGTCTTTGTAGGTTTAATTCTGACTTGACACCAAAGTTCGTTTCTGTCAATTCTTAAAGGCGTATTAGTAGTTTCGTCACAGACAACTTTGAAGTCAGTGATTCCTCTTCGACGAGTAATATCATCAAGGAGAGGGTTAATAGTATCTGTAACTCTAGTCCAAGTCAAAGGGTCATTAGGTTCGAATACAAATGTTTGGGTAGCTGCAAGTATTGTCTTTCTCAAAAGAATCATCATTCTTCTGACGTTAATTCTATCAAGGGCACTTGGAGCTCTTTGAGCAGTTCTTTGACCATAGATTACGATACCGTCAGGAACAAATTTAGAAATTGGATTAATAACGTTTCCCCCAGAGTAAAGAACTTGTCTATCTCCGGCATTTAGGATATATTGAACATCTAAAGGCTTAGTTAGGCGACCTCTAACAACTCCGGCAGGCGCAAACCAAGGGTCACTAACGCTATCAGTGTGGCACATAGTAGCTATGGCATAAACATCAGGAGTCACAAAAGAAGTTACCCCGTCAAAAGTGTTAAAGATTTGAAGCCAAGGGTAGTATATTGCAGCAAAAGAAGAATTAAGAGAATTTGTTCTCAGACTTCCTGTTCCATTGTGCCACGATACTGCTTCTTGTGGAGTTAAACTCTCAGGAGGATTTATTATTGCTAAAAAAGCCTCAGTGGATTCTGCTAAGGAGACTAAATCGTTTTGAATTGTTTGATTACTTACTCCCGGGATACATGCCATAGAGATATTCAAAGAATCATCTTGAAGAGCGTAGATACCTGTTCTATTAGCTGAGTGAGCAGCTCCTGTGTAGGAACTTACCTGCTTGGATAAATCATCCCCATTAGTTCCTCCTGTAAGGCCAGTTTTAGTTCCTGTTTCTGAAGAGATAAGTTTAGGGAAGAAAGGGTTTCCGGAAGTGGCATCCCCTGCTCCATCCTGTAATGCTACTTCGCTAGTAAACAACTTGTCAAACCAGCCCGTGAAACCGCTTCTTGAATAAGTGCTTCCAGTAATAGCTGATCCCACAAATGAACCAAGTAACAAATCACTCTTAGTAGTATCCTCGTCACTAGTTAGAATATCTTGAACCCAACTATTGTTAGAGGAAGCTGTAGCTCCGTCCCAATTAAAATCGAAAGCTTCTAAAAAACTTCCGTCATTATAAGACGAGAAAAGTTGTCTTGGCCCTGCTTGGCTAGTAACGGATACTTGTGCTCCAGTTTGGTTCCCTGCAGCATCTGTGCTGGCATTAAAACCAGCCCCCTTGGTTAGTCCTGATATATCGAAAGCAAGCGCGGTGGCACTAATAAGAGTCCCGCTTGCAGTTACGCTACTTGCGAATCCTACGGCTTCTCCAGAGATTCCTAGAGG